ATTCCGAAGATACTGTCAGACGCCCTTGCAATAAGTTTTGATACATCTGTTGGCCATGATTACTTAGAGGATAGTGATGAACGATATGAATTCTACCACAGAAAAGAAGAACGAATCCCATTCGACCTTGACTACTTTAACAAAATCACCAAAGGAGGTCTCCCTAACAAGACACTTAATATTGCTCTTGCTGGGACTGGTGTTGGTAAGTCTCTCTTTATGTGTCACGTTGCTGCTGGTGCTATGTCACAGGGTTTTAACGTACTCTATATTACTATGGAAATGGCTGAAGAGAAAATCGCAGAACGTATTGATGCAAACTTGCTTAATGTTGCATTGGATGATTTGATGAGTTTGCCGAAAGATATGTATGACAAGAAAGTTGCAAAAGTTAAATCTAAAGTAACTGGTAAATTGATTGTCAAAGAGTATCCAACAGCATCAGCATCTGCAACACATTTCAGAACATTGCTGAATGAATTGAATTTGAAGAAGTCTTTTGTTCCACATATCATTTTTATTGATTATCTTAATATTTGTTGTTCATCAAGGATTAAGGCTGGAGCAAATATTAACTCCTACACATATGTCAAGTCTATTGCAGAAGAACTCCGTGGTCTTGCCGTAGAGTATAATGTTCCAATCGTGAGTGCGACACAGACCACAAGAAGTGGATTCACCTCCTCTGATCCTGGTCTAGAGGACACTAGTGAATCGTTTGGTCTGCCTGCGACTGCCGACTTTATGTTTGCCTTGGTTACATCCGAAGATTTGGAAGAACTTGGCCAACTGATGGTTAAGCAATTGAAGAACAGATATAATGATCCTACATATTATAAACGATTCACTATTGGCGTTGATCGTTCTAAGATGAGACTTTATGATGTTGAACAATCTGGTCAAGATGGGCTTGCTGATGCAGGTAACGATAAACCATTGAATACGTTTGGTGATAGAGAAATGAAAGCTAAAAAATCTTTTGAAGGTTTTAAAATATAATGTTGTCTAAAGAAGATGCAATTTATTGTTCCAAGATATTTGAGAACTATTTTGGCAATTTTAATCGCATCGATGATTACATGCGTGACCAGAAATTGGCTTCATTGAGTTATCTATCTGAAAATCCTTTGTTTCCAATGGAAGATGATTTGTTTTCTGATTTTTCCATGTCACCTAATGATATGGATATTGAATTGGTTGAATGTGCAAATGAGACATGGGAAAATTTATTGAACATAACATCTTCACACATCAATATTTCTCCAGTTGGCCGCCAAGTACGTTTAGCCGTCAAAGAGAAAACAACAAATAAGTTTTTGGGGTTTATTCGACTTGGTTCACCTGTGATTAATTGCAAACCAAGAAATGAAATGCTTGGACAAGTATTCACACAGAAACCAGAAACATCAAAGTCATTTAATGATACAACGATGATGGGTTTTGTTATTGTTCCAACACAACCATTTGGTTTCAATTATCTTGGTGGTAAGTTACTTGCGGCTATCTGTTGTTCACACCAGGTTCGTAAAATTGTAAACGACAAATACGATATGAACCTGTGTTTGTTTGAAACCACAAGTCTATATGGTTCAACAAAATCATCTTCACAGTATGATGGAATGAAGCCATATATAAAACATAAAGGTGAAACTGAAAGTGATTTTTTACCAATGATGCATGGAAAAATCTATGAAGATTTGGTTGAATTTGTTGAAACCCGAACAGGTAAACTTGTTGAAGATAATATATCAAGCAAGAAATTGAAAAAAAGTATGAAGATAATTTCTGTGATTAAATCTGCACTAAAAGGTACAGAAGAACTCACTAAATTTAATGATATAATTGAGAAAGCAAAAAGCTTGACCGAGCAGAAACGTTACTACATTTCAAACTATGGTTTTGAAAACTTTATTGATGTTGTAAATGGTAAAACTGATGTATTGATTAAAGGTGAAAACTATGACAAGTTTGAACTTGAAAATATCATAGCATGGTGGAAAAACAAAGCAACAAATCGTTATGAGACCTTGAAAAAAGACAACAGACTGAGAACGGAACTTGAAGTTTGGACTTTAGGCAAAGACATACAAATTATAAGGTAATTATTATGACTGCAACAGTGATTATTCTAACTACAGGGTCACAAGACCTTGTTAGAGTCGTTTGGCTGAAGTAGAGAAGATGATTATCCCTTTCCTAAATAAACTATATAGTACAGGTGATAAGGAATATGTCTACTGACCTAACCGTAAACCTACAATTGAAAAACGAATAGAGAAGATATTAAAATTAACAAGGAGATAATTATGAAGTTATATAATGAGGTAAGACATCGCATGGGTTCTAGGATTCCTGGTTTTGATTATATGTTCAACTTTTTAAAAACGGTAAAAGATCCGTTAATTGTTGAGACTGGTTGTGCTAGACAAGAAAACAATTTTGAGTGGGACGGCCAAAGCAGTTTACTCTTTGATGACTTCATTAATGAACATGGTGGAGATTTCTTTACAGTAGATATTGCAAAAGAAAGTGTTGAATACTGTGTAAGTAAAGTATCTAATAAAACAAAAGTAGTATTAGGTGATAGTATCATCTTCCTGAAACAGTTTAATGATGATCTATTGAAAGAAGGTAGAAAAATAGACCTTGTTTACTTGGATAGTTTTGATGCACCTAGTGATAATACAGAATTACATTTACAAAGTGAAATTCATCACCTATACGAATTTCTAACAATTCTACCTTCACTAAGACCAGGTTCATTGGTTGTTACTGATGATAATTTACCTGATGGTGATGGAATCAGGGGTAAAGGTCGCTTAGTATATAATTATATGAGACATATTGGTAACCCACCAGTATCATTTAGCAATCAAATTATTTGGAAATTTTGAGAGATTAATTGTGTCAGCTACCGTGATTATACCAACTACAGGAACACCAGAATTACGTAAAGCAATTGAAAGTGTTTTGAATCAAACATATCCAACAACATGTTATGTGGTGTGTGATGGTGATCAATATACTGGAAGAACTAAAGTAATTGTAGACGATTATCTCAGTAATAAAAATTTAAAACTTTGCGTACTTCCCATAAACGTTGGTGCTAATGGTTTTTATGGTCACCGTGTCTATGCATCATTCACACACTTGATCGACACCGAATATGTATTGTATCTTGACCAGGACTGTTGGTTTGATAAAGATCATGTGCAAACATGTATTGATACAATCAAAAAGACCAATCTGGATTGGTCATATAGCCTAAGAAAAATCGTAGACAAAGACGGCCTATATATTTGTAACGATGATTGTGAATCATTAGGTAAATGGAAATGTTTTCAAGATTACCATCATATTGACACTAATAACTATTGCATTAAAACTTCGGTTGCGATAAGATTAGCCTCTGCATGGCATGGTGGGTGGGGACAAGATCGTGTATTCTTTAATGCACTATCGACACATTTTAAAAAGTTTGATTGCACTGGTAAATACACAACAAATTATCGTTTGGCTGGTAATGATGGTTCTGTTAAAGACACATTTTTTGAATTTGGCAATAACGTTATGAATGAAAGATTCAAAGGCAAATTGCCTTGGAGAAAATAAGATAGGATTTTAAAATGAAAGATTTGATTATTGGTGGTTGTACCAATTATGGTATTAATCAATTGAAACCTTGGGTTTTATCTATCAATGAAACCATGAAAGATGCACATAAAGTTATGTGTGTTGGTAATGCAACATTGCAAACTAGGCATTGGTTAATTGAACAGGGTTTTGAAATTGTTGATATGCCTGAAGCAAATATTCCGGTTCATGTATTAAGATTCCTTTCAATATATGACTATCTAAAAAACAATCATCAAAAATTTCGATATGTTGTAACAACTGATGTTAAAGATGTTTTCTTTCAACGTGATCCATTTGAATGGTTGAATGATTTTTTTAAGAACAGACCTAAGTTTTCTTTGATTGCTGGTTCAGAAGGCATGAGATATAAAGATGAGCCTTGGGGCAATGATAACCTCATGCAATGTTATGGACCATATGTTCACAACATATTTAAAAATAATGAAATCTACAATGTAGGAACACTTGCTGGTAAAGCTGAATATGTGAAAGATTTAGTATTCAATATTTTCACCAATGCTATCAATAGGCCTATTCCTATTGTTGATCAAGCCGTTTATAATGTATTGTTGGGAACGCAACCATATCTTGACACCACATACTTTGCTCAACAACGTGATGCATGGGCTTGTCAGGCAGGCACTACAGTTGACCCATCCAAGATTAAAGATTTTAGACCTTTCTTAACAGAAAAAGAGCCAACTTTTGAAGATGGTATTGTTAAGACAGCTGATGGCGAACCTTTTATTATTGTACACCAGTATGATAGAGTTCCTGAGTGGAAAAAGTTTGTAGAAGAAAAATATGAACAAGAAGATCAATCACAAAATTTTACTTACAGGACAGCATAATGAATAATATTAGTATCGTAACTGCATTTTTTGATATTGGTCGTGGTGATTGGACACCAGATAAAGGTCTTCCGCACTATCTAGAAAGAAAAACTGAAACATATTTGGAAAGATTTGGATATTTGACCAATTTGAAAAATGACATAACTGTTTTCACAACGGAAGATTTGGCACCAAAAGTTCAAGAAATTTGCAAAAACAGAACAGAAAAAACAAATATTGTCATTTTAGATTTGAATGAACGTTTCAGTAAAATTAAAGAAGATATATCCAACATTCAAAAAGATCCAAAATTTCAAAGTAGAGTTCACCCTTCACAAGTAAAGAATCCAGAATATTGGAATCCAGACTATGTTTTAGTTACAAATTTGAAAGCTTTCTTTGTTGATGTTGCTATACAAAACAATTTTGTGCAACAAGATATGGTTGCTTGGATTGATTTTGGTTATTGCCGCAGCATGGCGAATATACCAAAAAGTAGAGAATGGTCATATGATTTTGATGAGAGCAAAATTCATATGTTCAATTACAAACCATATGACGGCAAACCAATCGAAAGTGTTGTACTAGAGAATGACGTTTATATACTCGGCGCAAAAGTTGTTGCTCATAAAAATAAATGGCCTTTGATGGCACAGTTGATGGGTAATAGTCACCAATTACTTAAACAAAAAGAATTGGTTGACGATGACCAGGGTCTCTGGTTGCAATCCTATATAAGTCAACCGCAAGAGTTTGAATTACATAAAATTCCTGACCACCAATTTGGTTATGATCCCTTTGTTCTTTTTAATGATTTCAATAAAACACTATGAAAATAAATTTATATTGCACCGCAAACCTTGGTGATTTTATGAGTGCTTTACCTGTACTATCTGGTGTAGCAAAATATACTAATGAAAATATCGATTTCATTATTAGACCTGAGATGCGTAAGTTTAATGGAATTAAAGAATTTTTAATGCATCAAGGATTCTTTTCGAGTGTCAATTACTCCGATGAAATATTTTCTTATGGTACAATTTTGAATCTCAGTTCATGGACAAGAGAAGAAAAGAATAATCCAAATAGACCTATTGAAACATGTCGTTATGAAAATTGGATTAATGACAATTACGGAATGATGTTTGAAGTTGATGATAACTTTGAAGTTAAAATACAAGACATGGATGTTGAGAGTTTTAATGATAAACACATTATTGGTGATAGATGGTCACATGAAACTATTGACTCAACTAGAAATACAAATGTAGTTGAACATGGAGCTAAACCTGATCCTTCAAAAGTATTTTACTTGGATTATTCTAAATCGTTGATGCATAACTGCAACATTATTAAAAAAAATCCTAATCCATTCATTACAACATTCACAGGTGTTGGTATTATTGCAGATATGATGAATAAAGAAACTCTTGTTTGTTGGGATGATAATATGCAAGAGTGGGTCAAAAGAACATTCAATAAACCAATCGATTTTGATTTTGAACGTCATTATTATGGCAACAGAAAATCAAAGTTAGTTTATGTGAAAGATTTGGTATTATGAGAAATATTCCCATCATAGTTACTGCATATACTGGCGGAGAAGGCTCAGACATAAAAAGAAAAATGGTGGAAACACTATGTAAAGAACTGAGTCAATTAGGAATGTATGTTTGCCTAGCATCACATTCTACTATACCCGAAAGCACACAACAGTATTGTAATGGTTTCATTTATGATTCGGATAATGATTTTCACATAAATGGATTACCGGTAGAAGGCCGCAATCATGGAATAGCAGAAATCAAATCAATACATAATGCTTTAAATTATTTGGAAAGATTTGGTTTTACTGAATTTTTTAAAGTGACTTATGATGCTGATCCAAAATTACCTTACGTTACAATTATTGAGAGAGCTCAATTCATTGTAGATAACTATAAGAAAGAATTCATATGTTCTGGTTGGGGCGACAATAGAACTCTTGCAGCTTTGATGTTTTATTCTACTTTTGATTTTTATAGAAAAATTACTCCCCTAGATACACCAGAACAATATAAATCTTGTTTTGAGGTGAATTGGTTTTTAAGTGCTGAAAACAAAAATATGTTAGACAAAATTCATATGTGTCATGTTAGGTTGTATGATGACTTTCTAGGATTTCCAATTAGAGATTATGCCCACCAAGGTGGAACTGAAATAGATAACTATCCTTATTAAAAATGATTATTAATATTACTGAAGGTGTATTTGGTGGTCCCGTTCGTAACGGCGATCTTGTTGCTGTTGCTAATGTTGTGGCTCATTTGAGAAAAGAACAACCAGAAATTAAGTTTCACATGAAACCAGGTTCTGTAAATTCCGCTGATTATGTGCAGAAGTTTTATCAGTTTATGTTAAAGAATACAGACTATTTCACTGAAGATATTGGTCAACAAGATTTAACATGGAGAAAAGTTAACTTATGGGATTTACGTGATATGATTGGTGATAGTGTAGTTATTACCAATAATAAAGTCACAGAAAAAAAGATTGTTGTGTGTCCTATTTTTGATGCACCATATAATACATATCGCAATTGGCCAAAAGAGGTGTTTGAATCTGTCATTAAAAAATATTCAACTGATGAGTATAAAGAATATGATAAGTTAATATGTGTAGATAATCGTTTTGGTGATTTTTTTAAATTTGATGGTTGGAAAATTTCTACAGATTTCGAACAAAATCTTAATCACATTATGACTGCCGAAACCTTTATTGGTGGTGATACAGGTACAAGTCATTTTGCTTGGGCACTTGACAAAAGTCCTAAAAATCTATTATACTACAATTCTGGTCGTGGTATGATGCATTGTTTACCATTTTATCTTTTAGAAGGTAAAGGTAAAGTAATGAAGTATTGGTTAAACATGGAAAATACAACTTTTTGATAGATCGTATGAAATTAGGAATAGTATTGACGGGAATCACCAATGGTAGTGGACGTGATTGGAAAAATAATTGTGCAAGTGTCAAAGAAAAAATCATTGATTGTTGGAAAGACCATGAAGTTAAATTATATTTAACAACATATGACAATTCAGAGATTGAAGAGTTGAATGAGTTTTTTAAACCTGATAAAATACAAATTTTTAAATTTGAAGGCAGTCATCAAAGAACAACTTACTATTCAAGTTTATTTAGTTTGATGAATGAAGATTTAGATTTCATTATATCCACAAGATTTGACATTGATTTCAATGAAAGATTATCAAGTTATAATTTTGATATGAATAAAATGAATTTTATTTTTAGAGATAATTTGGATCTCTGGACTCGAAATAGATTTGTTGGTGATTGTCTACATGGAATACCTAAAGAGTATTTGCCTTGGTTTCTACAAGCACTAATGATTGAACACCAAACAAATTCTTGGTTTATGCATGGAATATATAATAGACTGATCGATATGTCTTTTGATACAGAAAAAATACATTTTTTATTAGAAGGTAATCATTCTAGTAATGAAAATTCGTTTTATAATTTAATGAGAGTGAAAGAAACTTAATATGACAACAAATAAATTAGTAATTTTTGATCTTGATGGTGTCTTACTCGATTCACGTGATCTACATTATGATGCACTCAATGATGCCTTACGTAAAATTAGTGAAGAGTATGTTATCACAAGAGAAGAACATCTAAGCAAATATGATGGCCTAAACACCACCAAAAAATTAAAAATGTTGACAGAAGATAAAGGTCTTCCTGTTCAATACTATGATCGGATTTGGATTGACAAACAAGAAGCAACTTTTGATTTGCTTCCAAATGCATACTTCAATAAAGATGCCATTCTCGCAATGTCTACATTGAAGCAACGTGGTTGGAAAATTGCAGTTGCATCAAATAGTATCCGTGAGACAGTAAAAATTGCATTGAACTCTTGTCATGCAATGCAATATGTTGATTATTTTGTTAGTAACGAAGATGTTTTCAATCCAAAGCCTTTTCCCGAAATGTATTGGCAGTGTATGACAAAAATGAAAGCACTACCTAAAGATACAATCATTGTTGAAGATTCTCATATTGGCCGTGAAGGTGCAACTAATTCTGGTGGTAACTTGTATCCAGTAAAAGATGCTTACGATTTGAATTATAATACATTCATAAATTTTTGTGAAGAATTTGATACAAATATCAAAAAGAAAACTATACCATGGAGAAATAAAAAGATGAATGTTTTGATTCCTATGGCTGGTGCAGGATCTAGATTTGCACAAGCTGGTTACACTTTTCCCAAACCGTTGATTGAAGTCAATGGCAAACCAATGATTCAAGTTGTGGTTGATAACCTAAACGTTGATGCACATTTCATTTTCATTGTTCAGAAAGAACACTATGAAAAGTATAATTTAAAATCTGTATTGAATTTAATTGCACCTGGATGTGATATTGTTCAAGTAGATGGATTGACAGAAGGTGCCGCATGTACTACACTACTTGCTAAAGAATTAATTAACAATGATGAACCTTTGTTGATGGCTAACTCCGATCAATTTGTTGAATGGAACTCTAATGAATGTCTTTATGCTTTTACTGCCGATTCCATTGACGGTGGAATTGTTACTTTTGAGTCAACTCATCCTAAATGGTCTTTTGCAAAACTTGGAAATGATGGATTTGTTTCTGAAGTGGCAGAGAAGAATCCTATATCTAACATTGCTACTGTTGGTATATACTATTGGAGTCATGGTTCTGATTACGTGAAGTATGCTGAACAAATGATTAGTAAGAACGTTCGTGTCAACAATGAATTCTACGTATGTCCAGTTTTCAATGAAGCAATTGGTGATGGTAAGAAGATTCGTGTTAAGAATATCGAACGTATGTGGGGCATCGGTACACCAGAAGATTTAAATTACTTTTTGGAACACTATAAATGAAAGTAGCATTATTAATGGTCGGCCACGTTAGAACTTGGCAAAGTTGTAAAGAAAATTTTAAACAAGTTTTTAAAGATAAAGATTTTGATGTTTTTATAACAACATACGATTTAAAATATGATTATAATCAAGGAGTCAAAACACATCTTAATTTTTTTGAAGATGAGATATTAAAACAAAAAGATTTGTCTGATGTTTTTTCAGAATTTTCTCCAAAAAGTATTGAGATTGAAGATTCATTGAAAATCAATAATTTAATAGAAGAAGAATCTTTAAAATTTCATAATTCTTTTAAGAATGTATATTTGGATGATAATCAAATGAAACCTTCTTATGGTTATTATAGAAAATTAAAAAAAGGACTTGATTTAATAGAAGATTATGAAAACAATAATAACTTTAAATACGACAAAATTATTAAAGTGAGAACAGATGTAATTTTTAATTATATTGATTTTAATTTTAATGAAAATGAAGTTTTAGTAACTGGTCCCAATGATGATAATGAGTATCCAGAAGATTTGATACTGATGTGTAATAGAAATAATATGTTTAATATTGTAAAATTTATTATTGGAGAATTTTACAATCCAGTATATGAAACAAGTGTTTTAGTAAGACCACATGGTTTATTAAAAAATGCTATAAATCACCTCAACCTTAAAAGGGTTACTAAAAGATTTGTTAATTGTATTCTTAGACCAAATGATTTTAGGCTTCAAAGTCAATTTTAATATATTAAGTGAAAAATTATGAAAATAGCATTAATGTTAGTGGGAAATGTCAGAACATTTGACCAATGTAAAGAAAGTTTTAAGAAAACTTTTGGTGACATTGATATTTTTATTTCCACATACGACTTGAGATATTGTTATCACCCTGTTGTTAAAAACAACATCGGGGATACCCAAGATGAGATATTGACCTATGATTATCTCAATAAACTATTTGAAGGATTGAATGTAAAATCAGTCCTCATAGAACGGGATGAAGAAATCACTAGATTTGTAAATGAAGAAAACAGTAGATTGCATCCGTTACTACAAAATATACATTCATCTTATGCACAATATAGAAAACTAAAAACCTGTATTGATTTGGTTATCGACCATGAAAACAAAACAGGAGTCAAATATGATTACCTGATTCGTGCCAGATTTGATTTGATGTATAATGAATTCGACTATGATATTGGTGAGAAAGAACTAATCCATGATGCTGGTAGCCAACCTGATAGTGAATTCTTGAATGACCAATTATTTTGGACAAATCGAGATGATATGGTTAATATATCCAACTTTATGATGAATGAATTTTATAATCCAATTTATAGTAACAGTAATGAATCGCCACCACACGGCCTATTGAGAAATGCTATCAAACACAATAATTTAAAACGTACACCAAAAAATATTGTTAGTTACCTATTGCGTAAAAATGGTCAACAAGAAGGTAAAAAATGAAAGTTGCAGTTGTTTTAACAGGCCATATGAGAATGTGGAAAACAGTATCTTCAAATTTTGAAGAAAGAATTTTGAAAAGATACAATCCAGATGTTTTCATTCACACATGGTCTGATGAAGGTTATTGTGATACATCAGAAACTTCTACAAAATTGGGTTATTATGAACAATCGCCTTCACTACCAATAAAGGATGTATCTGAAGCGTTTAATGCTTTAAAGATTGAAGTTGAAGATTTTGAAAAGTACAATAATACCTTTGAAGAAATAACCAAACAATATACCGAGCATCATGTTAGGCCTAAAAATCTATATTCAATGTTCAATAAAATGTCTAAAGGTTTAATGTTGATGGAAGATCATATGTTATCTACAGGTAAAAGATATGATCTAATTCTTAGACTTAGGCCAGATTTAATTTATAATGATGAACTTCCTAATTTTGATCCCAATGTTTTCTATACAAATGTACACCCAAATCACATGGGAAAAGGTACTGGTGATATGATGCAAGTAGGTAATATAGTGTCGTTATCTTTGTTTTCCAAAATAATTTATTTTATACCTGAACTTTATAAAGAAGTTGGATACGTATGTCCACATGAAATGTCTGAATTGTTCATCCGTAAATTAAATCTACCTTGGCAACAAATAAACATAAACAAAACACTAATGCATACACCAAAGGGTGCATATGTTCATAGGAAAGATTGGTAATGATATACATCGCTCATAGAGGTCTTACTGATGGACCTGACATTAATTTAGAGAATCGTCCAGAACAAATTGAATATGCACTTAGTGAAGGTTTTGATTGTGAAATTGATCTTTGGGTAGTAAACTCAGAATTGTACTTGGGCCACGACAGGCCAGATTATCCGATTGATATAAAATTCTTAGAAAAGTTTGGTCTGTGGATCCATGCTAAAAATCTGGCAGCTTTACGTTGGTTAACTGACACCAATTTTACTTATTTTTGGCATGAAAATGACAAATTTACACTAACCAGTAATAATTTCATTTGGACATATCCAGATAATGAATTGACTGGAAAAAGTATATGTGTCATGCCAGAATGGAAAGACCCTGAATTTAAAAATATTCCAACTAATTGTTTTGGTATCTGTAGTGATTATGTAAGAAAACTCCGTGATAAATAAATAACATAAATACTTTTAAGCAATCATAGTGTATTGCAAGTCTAAAGGGTTAACATGAAAACTTTTATATCTTTTCTGAAAGAAGAAGCTTCGGCAGATGCCGGTAAGCTAAAACACATTCACCACGCAGAAGATAGACCATTAATGCACGGTGCCGAAGGATTCGAACACGCATTTGGTGCTTTGAATCAAGCGCACGAACACATGAAAGCTAAGGCAAAAAGCAGTAATTTGACCATGAAATATGATGGTTCACCTTCTATTGTCTTTGGTCACCACCCAAAAACTGGTAAATTCTTTGTTGCAAGTAAGTCTGCATTTAATAAAACACCAAAGATTAATCACACCGAAGCGGACATTGACAGAAACCATGGCCATGCTCCAGGTCTTGCATCAAAACTTAAAGCCGCACTAAAACATCTACCTAAAGTCACACCAAAGACTGGTGTTTATCAGGGTGATATGATGCATTCTTCTGAGGATTTACACCACCATGACTAAAAAAGTATCATTTACACCAAACACAATCACTTATACGGCCAAAGGTGATGAAGCTAAAAAGATTGGTGCATCTAAAGTTGGCGTTGTAGTACACACGAAATATCATGGTAAAGACATTGCCGACATGACTGCTCACCATGCAGTTGACCACGAAAGTTTCAAACAACATCCTGATGTACACCATCACGGTGCAGAACACGATACTGCTAAAATTAGCTATCCACAATCTGCACAAGATGATTTCCACAGACACATGCAAGCAGCTAAAGCAATCCATGACACACATGGTGCAAAGATGTATCCTGCAACCGAAAAACATCGTGGTGAAAGCACTCACCTAACAACCTATATAAACAAAACTGTTGATACTGGTGAAGTTCCTAGTGTAGAAGGTTTGAAGAAGCATATTGCAAACCAACATGCTAAAATGGCAGATAAGGTTAAAACTGAGAAGGCAAAAGAGGCAAAAACTGCTGAAGGCCAATCCCACATCGACCATATCGACAAAAATAAAGAGCATTATCAGAATCTTTTGACAATGCACCATCATTTGGCTCAAGCTAAGAACACTTTAGTTAAGCATTTAGAGTCACATGAAGGTCATTACGAACACCACATCAGCGGTAAGAAATCTAAACCAGAAGGTTTTGTTGTGAACCATACTCCAGAATCTGGACAAACTGAACCAACAAAGCTAGTAAATAGAGCAGAATTTGCAAAACAGAATAGATTAAAGGTGAGAAAATGAACGACTTACAAAAGAAAATTTATTGGGAAAGAGCTGGCATTCAGTTGGATGAAAGTGGAATGCCTATTCTTTCTGAAGCTAGAGGTAAAATTTCAGCTTCTGGTGCTGATGCGGAAGACCATATCAAAAAATATATAACGCCGCATGTTGGCTCTGGTAAATTTTCACACACATTATCTTCTGAACATGGTGATTTACCTAAAGGTTCGCCTGTAAAAATTCATGGTGTAGAAAAACACTATAATCTCACCACTGGTAAACACCAAACTCATGTTCATGTTGAAGATGAAGTTGGTAATCATCATACAATGTTGGCTTCAAAATTACATAAACCAGGTGAAGCTCCAGTAAACAAAGGACATGATTATGAGAATAAATTTGTAGCAAGACTAAAACACCATGGAATTATGCCACACCATATGTCTGGTGCAGGTTCTACAAGTGGTACAGACTTTGCTGTTGAGAATAAGAAAAAAGGAAAGTTTCACGCTGGTTCAGTTACTGGTAGTCTATTGAACGGCGAAACTAAAAATGGTGTTACTGCGGCAATGGGACAATTGACAATTCACCATACAAAAGAAAAAGGTTGGCATGTTGGTGATGCAGCTAAAAAGAAAAGACCTGAATATGCAAAAGAAATTGAAAAATCAGGCGTTCTTGACCATATGAACAAACACCATCCAAGTCCAGAGAAGTCTCACACAACCGAATCTGGTCGTGCGGCAACTACAGTAATCAAACATCCAAATCTGCATCCAGCTGAGGCATATTTAAAAGATCATCATGTGCATGTATTGCAAGTTGGAGGTCATGGTACATATAGAGTTGGTGAAAAAGATGAAACTGGCCATGGTTTACCTAAGATTTCAGGTAAAGGTGAGTGGAGAATTAGAGAAAAACAAAAAGGCAATAAGTCAGCTCGCACTGTAGCTTTTCATCCTGATGGCAAAAAAGGTTTGAATAATAGTCATGTTGATTTAGATAAAGATGAACATATGGAAAAATTCAAGAAAACTTTGGGACATACAAATTAAATGAAATCGTTTCTAGAAGTTTTAAGAGAAGAAGAATCTGGTGATGTTCACCATGTTATGACTTTTGGTAGGATGAATCCTCCGACCACAGGCCATTTGAAAGTCATTGACAAAGTAAAAGAAATTGCAAAGAAACATGGTGCAGATCATACTGTGGTTGTTTCACACTCACAAGATGCAAAAAAGAATCCTTTGTCAGCTGAACAAAAATTAAAACACCTAAAGAGATATTCACCAGATACACATTTTGAAGCTTCATCTAAAGAACATCCAACATTTTTACAACATGCAGCAAAATTGCATAAAAGTGGTGTAACACATCTACACATGGTCGTTGGTTCTGATCGTGTCAAAGAGATGCACGATAAGTTACACCAATACAATGGAACTCATCCTGGTGCATTGTATAACTTCAAGAAGATAACTGTTCATTCTGCTGGTCAACGTGATCCTGACGCAGAAGGAACTGAAGGTATGTCTGGCACCAAGATGCGTGAACATGCCAAGAATAATGACCTATCATCATTCAGAAAAGGTGTCCCTGCTCATGTTCCAGAACACCATGCAAAAGAATTGATGCATGATGTGCGTAAAGGAATGGGATTACATGAAAGTTACACATATGGTCGTAATAAGGCTATCTTTGTGACTGGTGGTCCAGGTTCAGGTAAAGATGTTGTCATTCGTGAATGCATTGCTGGTCAAAATATCACCGAACACAACTTTTCACAAGTGATTGATATTCTAAACGATAAACATAAGCTTGCAATGAGGTCTATGAATCCTCGTTTTGAATCGTTACGCGCTCGCGGCCCATTAATCATCAATGGACCTGCTGATGATTTAGAAAAAATATCACACATCAAAGAAGAGCTAGAAGAACTCGGTTACAAAACAATGATGATCTTTGTTGATACTTCTGATACGGTTAGTATGGAAAGAAACACACTATTATCAAGAATGATGGTAGAATCAATTCGCCACGAACGTTGGTGCAAATCACAAGAAAATCTTGATGCATTTTCTGAAATGTTTAACAATTTTATTAGATTTGACAATACAAGTAGTTTAGAACTAATAGAAGAAGATATCACAGAAACTTATCATAAAACAAATGATTTCTTGGGTGGTGTTTATAACAACACAAACACCAATAGATTCATAAATATCTACGAATCAAAAAAACAATCAAAAGCTATTCAAAATACAAATTTGAAAGATAAAAAATTATTGAGAGATAACGATGATCCTCTTGGTAATTTTCAGCGTACACTAGGAAAACCAGATAGTATTGGTGGTGGCGGTAGTGGTGGTAATAGTGATTACATATATAAAACCTACGAATCTAAAGTTGGTTTTAAAAATTTCTATAAAGATAAAGAATCAGGAAAACCCAATACTTCAATATCTAAAACCAGTAAAAATACTTTATATGGCACAGGTGTTGGTCCAGACTTTGATACACGTACATCAGGTGAAGGTTTAACTGGAGGTGCTGGACTAGGTAATCCAGCAGCCTAATATGCTTAGTTTTAAATCTTTCATCAATTTAAATGAAGGTCCTTTAGACCAAATGTTTAATAAAGATTCATTAGATTCACCGTCTAATACACCTTTTCAACCTAGAAATGTTAGTCCTAATCCATTAGGTGAGAAAAAGAAAGTAAAAGGATTTAAAGAATCTTTGAATTCTGGTGAAACTGGTAATGGTGATCAAATGCCAGTAACAGGTCAGATGAATGGAACCAATGTGATGCCATTAGTGACTCCGTTGGATAAAAAAAGAGCAAAAATTATAACTACTATACCAGATAGTATTACAGCTAATAATGTTAAAGAATGTGTAGATGAGTTGGAAAAAGGTCTTCAAAAATTGAATGATTACGGGCATGAGCCAATCAATAAATTGATGATGGCTATTTCTAAAAAACATGGTATTACAGGAAAAGAACTACATAATAGGTTCAAAGAAAAAAATAAAACAACACCAGACAACTGGATTAAAAATAAACTAGGAGCAAAATAATGTTTACCAAAAACGCAGTTTCACAAGACGTAATTGATGCAGTTAATAGCATTCTCGTGCAAGAAGAAAAAAAACAAATGCTTTTAGAGCCAGGAAAGAAAATGGAACTAGAAACTGGTTTCCATATGGCTGCACATGCTGCTAAAAAGGCAAATCAATCACATTTTGAGTTTCAAGGTAAAAAGTATCCTGTAACTGCAAAGAGTACATCAGAAGCTATTGAAGAATCCGAAAGTAATTTAGATCACGTAAGAAATAAATTTAGAAGTACATACGGATTTGATCCAAAACGTGCTGGAGAAAGACATAACCAAAATATGGATCGTGCTTCAGAAAGACATAACCAAGATATTGATCATTTTATTAAACATAATCAAAAACGCCGCGAAATCGAAACAGATTATCATGCTCGAAAAAGAGAAATAGATTTGAAACACCATGAAAATGATCCATTGCAGGACATGGGTAGAGCGATAGTCGATAGATATAAAAATTATAAAAGAGTTAATGAAAAAGTAACAATAGTTCATGGTGAACCACCAGAAGGAGTTCAACATACTAATGGAATGGTTCATAGAAATCATAATGGAATAAATTCAAGCATTTTATATACAAGAAAACCAGCACCGTCAGTTCCTGTAAAACAAAGTGTTTTAAATAAAGTTAGAAGCCAAAGAGCAGAATCTATCGACGAAGAAAAAGACGATGATAGTATGTACACAACCAAAGCACAAGCAAAGAAAATTGCTGATAAAGAAGCTGCTAAAGAAGTACACAAGCATGAAAAACATCTTCACAAAGGTTCAAAAGAAACTAAGTTTGATGAAGAACGTCACATGACTGATGATGAAATGGCAAAGCGTGAAAAAATTGTTAAGTCTATGAAAAAAGGCATGGCTGGTTTCAAAGAAAGATATGGCAACCGTGCTAAAAATGTAATGTATGCTACTGCTACAAAACAAGCAATGCACCATGAAGAAGTTGACCTGAATGAAGAAATGCATTTTAGAAAAACACATAAAATGTCACATGTTCATTCTCCAGATACTATTTCTGTTACTCATGCTCACCACAAAGATCATGGTCATATTGGTCATATCGAAGAATACCATGAGTGTGATGCTGGTGGAAAACATACAGGAAATAAAAAGTATGCTATGGAACATTATCCTTCTGGCAAACAAATGCATGGTTGCGATACAAGTGAAGAGGCATCAAAACACTTGAAGAAATTCCATGAAGATTACTGTGGAAAGATGGAATCTATGGGATTGAAGATGGAAGAAAAAGAAACTTCTACAAAGAAAGTTACTCCAAAGAAAGAAAGCATTGGTGGTATTGTTGGTGCAGGCGATGGTTTAGGAAATGTAAAAGAAGATATGAAAGTTGATACTCTTGCAGGTCCAACAAACATCAAAAATATACCAAAAAAACAAGCAAAAGAATTATCAATTTCAAATGGTCACAGCAGTGTTAAAAAGGGTGAACTAATAAATTCAGGTGACGCTGCACCTGAACCACGCAATAAGCCTCCTTATAAAGTAAAAGCTTTTGAAGCTAAAACACCTGATGGTCAAATTGGTGACTTTACTCCAAGTGTCGATCAACCATTGAAAGAACGTGTTAAAGACATGGCAAAGCGTAAATTCAGAAAAGAAAATATGTCTGGCCTTACATTATCCGACCAATAAAATGAAAAATAAACTTTCGGGTTTAGTTATATCAGTTGTAAAAAAGGTTGACCCAAAAACTGGTTTTGGATCTGACCCAAATGCTCCTTGGATAAAAGATAACATCGATGAGAATATAACCTCAAGACGTTCTGATCTATTGAAACAATTTTATAAAGCCATGGGTTACAATATGACTTATGTTACTAAAAATCAAAGAGTAGCAAAAGCTAAAACTGGCCAGTTTATTAAATGGAAAAGAGAACACGGAATCTATGAAGAAGATTTGACTACACAAACGGATCATCCAGAAATTCGTTCTCACGTTGCAGATTCTCCTACTAAAAAGCGCCAAGCTCAATTAAATAGAGCAGCGAGACACTATGATATTCCTGCAGCATCTGCACCACATTCAAATGGTCTAAGAAAAGAATCTGGTGAAATTTGTCAGCAATGTTTAAGTGATCCATGCATATGTGATGATAGCCATGGATTCATAGAGGAAAAAGATATGGGAATTAGCAAAGCTTCAGAAACAAAATTTCACGCAAAGTTGGATAAACTTGTACACAAAACATTTGGTAAAAGAGAAAATGAATCTACTATGTACGATAATCCAAGAACAAAAATTAATACACCCGATATGACGGAAGGTGTTGGTGATCCAAAAGCTGGAAGTTATCAACCGGGTGTTACTCCTGGTCCTGATGGTTGGTCAGTAGAACCTCCAGAAATGATTGGACACAAAAAAACTGCTGCAAAAATTATTAAAAATATTGTAAACGAGAAAAAAAGATTACAAAAAGAAGAATTGGATGATTGGGAAAAGAGAGACAAGGAACCTGGTACAAAAATTGATGGTTATGGAAAAAAACCATCATTCAGTAAGTCTGATGATGATAAAAACATTGGTGATAAAAAACCAGATGCTGAATTGATACTTAAAGGTGGTACAACGTTGACAGGTGAAAAGAGAGATGTTATTGAGATTAATCCAATGATGAAGAAACGTGAAACGGTACCTGACTATAATAGTAAGAACAATATTAATCAAAGTCAGAAATAACAAGAACAATAAATAGATAGAATACCTTTCTACCAAGGAGAAAAAAATGGCATACGAATCATGGAATAATAACGACAACCCAGGACTTGGATTTGGACATCCAGAATGGCCTGCTACTAGAGTAACAAGAGAAGTAGTACAATTAACTACAGCTAATTTAACAACATCTGGTGTAACAAGCATTAAATTTGCATACACAGCAAACGTTGCAAATGTTGGTGTGGCTGTTGGTCAATATGTAAATTATTTGCCTACGACAACATCAGACCCATCAGCAAACCTTTCATCAAATGGTTCTGTTGGCATGTTCCCATCAAATAATAAAGTTAGTGTTATTAGTGGTAATTTAGTAATTTTGACCGCAGCAACAACAGGTAATATTCCTGCAAACGCAATAATTGCATTTGATTCTGCTATTGTTTATCCAGCTGGAAAAACTGTTGAAGTAACGTATAACGCAGATACAGTTCTAGCAACACCAACAAGAATAACTGCTGCAAACAATAAAATTGGTGGTAGTATTAGTGTTGGTTGGGTACATGTACAAAAGAAAACAAATAATGATGGAACAATTCGTTACATCAGAGAAACATTAATTGCTTTGGCTAACGCAACTTCTTCAAACACATTTGGTGGTAATACCTCATGGGGTCAGGCATTCGCTAATACCTAATAGTTTGTTTTTATAATGGGGTTTGATGATTTAAATGAAGATAACTTTGTAATGTATGCAGTTAAATGTTATACATCACCTAGTTGCTTAATGTCTGAGTTCGAGGGTGATCTTAAAAGGACGAAATACTTAAAGAGATTGTTTCGTAGATATAAGATCACCAAAAACGTTAAAGAGAGGTTGATACTTAACCATATCATAATGCTCAATAATGTTTTTGGACCAGAAGCTACGGCAAGAATTTTGTTTTTTAGGATTGATGAAAAAGATTACGATTCATTAAAAACATTCTTACTTTATTTGAATATTTTACCTGAAGTTGTTAAGGGCATTAAGGGCAAAAACATAATAACAGATATTATTCCAGTAGACATGACGATTGCTGAAATACTTAGAAAAATATGAAAACTTTTAAACAATTCACTAAAGAAGCATGCTGGCCAGGTTACAGAAGAGTTCCTGGTACAAAAGCATTCTCTAAAGGGTCTTGTGTTAAAGAAGATAATATAGAAGAATCTCAGGTTGATGAAGATTTAAGAAAATGGTTCAAGCAAGATTGGGTTCGCATGGACACCAAAGGTAATGTTAAAGGTCAATGTGCTAGAGAACCAGGTGAAGGCAAACCAAAATGTTTACCTAGAGCAAAAGCAAATGCAATAGGTCAAGAAGGCAGAGCAAAAGCTGCACAAAGAAAACGCCGTGAAGATCCAAATCCAGAACGCCATGGTTCACCAATAAATGTCAAGACAGAAAGTGCAGC